TCAATCGGTGGACATTATCAAGCTCAGAGGATTCAGCTCGACGGCCTGCTCAAGATGGTCAGGCGCAAAGTGTGCGTATTTCATTGTTTCACGAATGTTTGCATGCCCGAGTATCTTTTGAAGTACGAGGATGTTGCCGCCATTCATCATAAAATGCGCACCGAAGGTATGACGCAGAACGTGCGTCTTTTGCCCTTCGGTCAGCTCTATATCTGTGAGCAAAAGCATTTTCTTGAATTCCTGATAGCAGGGCTTAAACATTCTCCCCTGACGGGTAGCTAATTTTTCATAAAGCCATTTTGGGATGGGTACGGTGCGATTCTTTTTGCCTTTGGTTTTTGTAAACGTCAATTTGTACGGCGAAAGCTGAGGGCGGGTTAGTCGTTCTGCCTCCCCCCACCGCGCACCGGTTGCCAGACAAATTTCGGCAATCTGCGCAAGGTCTTCATGTCCATACTTTTGACAAGCCAACATGAGCTGAGGAATTTGCTCTAACGTCAGCCAAGACATTTCTTTTTCAGCTTCTTTGAAGACACGAATACCATCCAGAGGATTTGGTAAACTCCACTCTCCTAACCGCTTTAACTCGTTAAATACGGCCTCAAGGTATTGCTGCTCACGATTGACCGTTATCGGCTTTGCTACCCATTTGGCAGGGTCTTTATGATAACCATTATCAATCTTGCCGCTAAGACGCTGGTCGCGATAATGCGCCCAGTCCTTAGAGGTAAGTTGTGAGGCTATCGGGTCGCCTAGTCCGTTGCAGACAATTTGCAGTTTAGCCAGTCGGGATTTGCTGGCAACCAGCACCTGCCCGTGCAGGTTATGCCAGAGCTGAATAATTTCACTGAGTTTGCGCCGGTCTTCTTTCTCTGACATCCACGGCTTATCTTTGGCCTCATCGCGGTAATACTGCTCATATGCCACTGCCTCACCTTTCGTGGTGAAGCGTTTACGCACTCGACGGCTTTCTCGTCCATCAACGCGGAAATCACACAACCACTCGCCGGATGAAAGCTTTTTTACAGCCATGATTAAATACTTTTGCTCAATGTCAGGAAGACCATGCCGACGCATTTGATTTCATCGACAAGACACTCAAACTGCGAGACACCATTTTTGACTGTAAGCCGATTGCCGGGAAGCCGGGCAACGTCGTACACATCACAGGTACCATCAACGTCAATAAGCCACCGCCCATTTGCGATATTTTTAGCGTCCAGATCCACAAGCCAGCGCTGACCAGTTTTTTCGATAAGTGCGGGGTTATTAACACCAACTTCAATCAGTGACTCATCGCAGAACCAAGTGCCGTTATCCGAAAGCTGACCCGTCTGAATGCTGTATTTAGCAATTTGTCTGAGGCCTATTGGTAAAGAATCAAGTGGCTCGTGTTGCGCTTGAGTCTTTGCCTCATGTATGGATCCGATACCCGTCGCCAGCCAATACAGCGATGCGCCAGTATCAAGAGCGCAGACGATAACCACATCGCCGGGGAAATGGTCACGCCTTACCCAAGCGCTCATCGTGCCTGACGGTATATCGAGATAGTCGCCCAGCTCCTTTTGCATGGTGAAGCCGTAAGCCTGCATGATGCGCTGCAAAATCTCTTTCCCGCCTGAGCTTTGCATAGCCTCCATTAGCCTGATTCCCCGCATGGGATAATTACCCGGTTCACATCTTACATTTGTAAGCTCACCACCTTCTGTGAGCCATTTAAGGTCTGCACCGGTATCGAGAGCACATTGGACTATGTAATCACCGGGAACCTTGCCCCGTTTAGCCCAATTGCTAATTGTTGGTAATGGGATTTTCGCGAGGTCAGAATAAGCCTGTCGAGTCCTAACTCCATAAGAAATAAGGATTCTATCGATGACATCTTTGACGGACTGCCCTTCAATATCCATACGGACGCCTTAATTATTTTCAAATCAACCTTTACAGGTTTTCAAATGGAAAGTAACATTCGTCCTGCACCCTGATAATGTGCGAGAACATACCAAAAAATGAATCTAACCGGAGATAGTCACCTATGAATCTTCAAATTGCAATCCCTTCTGGCCCCGACTTCCTCTCATATGACGAGTTCGCAAAGCAGTACGGATGCAGCCTGAACACCGTCAAAGAGATGGTAAAACGCGGTGAGCTGCTGCTGGTACCGCGTACCCGCGAGGGTGGCCTTGGCCGTATCAACATGATTGCCTTTCGCGCAAAGCTGTTAGCGCAGGCGATGAATTCACGCTATGCCGTGTTCCAGTAACTTAATTTTGTAAGTTAAAAGGAGATACAGCATGTTAGATTTTCGCATTTCCTCACATGACCACTTTGGCGATGCATGCAGAAATTTTGCATTAACGCACAACGTCCGCGAACTGGCAGAAAAGGCAGGAATTAAGCCGCATACGCTTTATAACAAACTGAACCCGGAGCAGCCGCACCAGTTAACACCGTTAGAAATCTGGACACTGACAGACCTGACAGAAGACTCGACCCTTATGGATGGTTTTTTAGCTCAAATGCATTGTTTGCCTTGCGTTCCCGTTAACGAACTGGCTAAAGACAAATTGCAAACCTACGTCATGCGCGCAATGGCAGAGCTCGGCGATCTGGCTGGCGGGGCGGTATCAACCGAGCGATTAACCCAAGCAAGCAGACATAGAATGGTTGAAAGCGTCAATTCAGGTATACGCATGCTTTCGTTGTCAGCTCTAGCCCTACAGGCACGTCTCCAATCTAACCCGGCAATGTCCAGTGTTGTCGATACCGTCAGCGGTCTTGGCGCATCTTTTGGGCTGATGTGAGGTGTTTATGTTGAATAACGAGCCCTCTTTCGCATCACTACTCGTTAAGCAAAGCCCATCCATGCATTACGGACACGGATGGATCACTGGCGACAATGGCAAACGCTGGCATCCATCTAATGACCAGTCATCACTGTTAAGTGGCTTAACTCAACGTAAGCCGAATTTATTCGGGCGTTTTGTGAATATGTTTCGGGGGACAAAATGAACGGAAGCCTTAATACCGATCATAATAATCCAGGGGCAAAGTTATTTAACACTGTTGATTGCCCAGAGGAACAACCTGCGACCATGACTGGTGAGGAATGCCTTGCCCGTTTTCATCAGAAATTAAAGATGACCGAAAATCGAGCATTGCGAAATTTCAATAAGCTTGATGAAGATTTTAAGTTTGTCGTCATGACTCTGGCGAATCGTGATAACTCTGGTGCATTCCGTAGTGACGAGATTGGTAAGCCATTTGAGTATTTCGATGTTAACCGCAGAAAATTGATTATTGAAGCAATGAATAAAATAACGCGATGGGGAAGTATCTTGCCGCGTCGATTTTCAATTCATGAATGCATATTAGCTGAATAAATAAACCCACAATTATTGACGTTAACCCGTCGGGCATTCTTTTGCCCGATTACAGGAGATTTAGTTATGCGAAATACCGAAATCCGTAATTTTAATACCGAAAGTGATGCATTGGCTGTTTTGCTTACGGCTGCAAAAAATGAAGAACGCAAAGACCGTGCTCTGGCTGTTTCAATTCGTCTTGAGGCTCTGGCTATCCACATCACAAAAAATGGCATGAATGGGAACGAAGCCGCCGAACTGCTGCGCCTTGAGGCTACACGATACGAAAACGAATCACAGGAGTTGCACTAATGGCCGACCTAATGGATCACATCCAGCAACGCGAGCAGGAAGAACGCGAGAGACATATTAATAATGCACGCCGTCATATTTGCACACCTTCTCGTTTTATTTGCGAAGAGTGCGACGAACCAATCCCCGAGGCACGTCGTAAGGCGATTCACGGCGTATCACTATGCGTTACTTGCAAGCAAATAGATGAGCTCAAAACGAAACATTATCGAGGGGTATAAGTGGCAATTTCTTACGCTTATGCATGGAATGCTCCACGCTCAGCAATAGCCAGCCCATATCTGACTTATGCCGAACAACATCGCCGCGATCATATGATTGCGGCGTTGCTGCATGCACGCAAAGCGTTATCGCTCCAGCCTGAATGTGTGCGTTTCGAAATTTCCCGCACGGCTGCAATGCTGGAGCAAAATCAAGGCAGTCAACGAGCCAATGCCTTTTTAATCAGCTTTTGCAAAAAGGCATTGCCGCGTCTGGAACTGGTCGCAAAAAAATATGAGTGCGCAGGTATTAACAGCAACGTATCAGCCAGTGTTTTTGGTGGTCATTTTGATACCCAGCTAATGCAATATCTGGCATCACGCATGGTCAATATGGTCGCCAGATATAACCGGCTACCGGATATGTCGCGCGCCGATATTGATTTGCTGGCCGCTGATATTGCTAATTTCATTCGCGCTGAATTAGCAGAGCATGACGACGCTGATTCTGATCTCGGGGAACTGACAACGTTACATGGCTGGTACATGCGCGCCGGACTGATGGCACTGCAATTCGGCGTTACCCCGCCTCATTGGGCGGGACTGACAACAAAATACTTTGACCAGGACAAGGCAGCGCCAGCCATCATGCGCATGTTCAGCGATGTATGGTGGCGTGGTCGTTTACGCCGTGTTGCTGCGTCATGGCGGGAGCATCTGCAAATTGCAATCGGCAACGTCAGCAAGAAAAAACACGCCTACGCGAGTAAAAATTGCGTAACAGACTGGCGCGAGCAGAAGCGCCGCACACGCGAATTTCTTAAGGGGCTGGAGCTCGAAGACGAAGACGGCAACCGCATCAGCCTGATTGAAAAATACGACGGCTCGGTCGCTAATCCGGCAATACGCCGCTGCGAGCTGATGACCCGCATCCGTGGGTTTGAAAATATCTGCAATGAGCTCGGTTATGTCGGGGAGTTTTACACGCTGACAGCGCCGTCTAAATATCACGCCACAACTAAAGCGGGCTACCGTAACCACAAATGGAACGGCGCAAGCCCATCCGACACGCAGAGCTATTTAACCGGACTCTGGGCTCGCATCCGAGCCAAACTTCAGCGGGAAGAAATCCGTATTTTTGGCATCCGCGTCGCTGAACCACATCACGACGCAACACCGCACTGGCACATGTTGATGTTTATGTTGCCCGAAGATGTTGAGCGCGTTCGCAAGGTTATTCGTGAATATGCCTGGCAGGAAGATGAGAGCGAGCTCAGCAGCGATAAAGCCAGAAAAGCCCGCTTTCATGCCGAGGCCATCGACCCGGAAAAAGGCAGTGCCACGGGGTATATCGCTAAATACATTTCCAAAAATATTGACGGTTATGCGCTTGATGGTGAAAAGGATGACGAAAACGGCGAACTCCTGAAAGAGACGGCTCCCTCTGTTTCAGCCTGGGCGGCTCGCTGGCACATTCGGCAATTCCAGTTTATCGGCGGTGCGCCTGTAACGGTCTACCGCGAATTGCGTCGTCTGGCTGACACCGAAACCGCCCACGGTCTGAGCGTGGAGTTTGCCGCCGTGCACGATGCCGTTGATGCGGGTGATTGGGCGGGTTATGTCAACGCACAGGGCGGTGCGTTTGTCCGTCGCGATGATTTGCAGGTTCGCACACTCTATGAGTCTCGCGCCGAGTTTAATCAGTACGGAGAGGAAACTGTTTGCATTCGTGGAGTGTACGACGCCACAGTCGGTGGTGGTTCACCGATTTTGACCCGCCTCACGCAATGGAAGATTGTCCCGAAACGCGCCTTTGATTCTGCTGTTGACCTTAAGGGCGCCTCCGCGCCCTCTCGGAGTTCTGTCAATAACTGTACGGGAAGCGAAAGCGATCCACCGATACTGGATTTAACAAAACCTCTGAGTCGGCGTGAAAGACGAGAGTTGACCAAACGACTAAGGAAGCAAAAGCCAGCAATACGGCGAAAATTCATCCACGGAATGGATGAGCAAAGCGTCGCTATAGCGAAAACTATCGACGAGATACATCTGACAACTGGCATCACAATCAGCCGGGGCGAAGCCATGCACCTGATGGCAGGCGGTAAAAGTTGTTATAACGGCAAATGGTTACGCGGAACGGCCAAAGGTGAAATATTTTCAACAGCATCATCTCATCAAGCAAAAGCCAGGGTAATTCTGAAGCGCGTTGCCAGCCCTGCATCAGGCTCAATCAAAGGGAAAAGCCAATCCCCTTCTACATCATAAACATACAAAGATTTTGTGAGTTAGCTTTTTTCTTCACATCTGCTGCCGTATCGTGTTACTGTACAAATATACAGTATAGATGTTGGAGGGATTTCATGATTGGGGAACAGCAGCTCAGCCAAACAAAATTTAAATGGGCTTGTGTACAATTCATCGCAGAGGTGTCCTTAAATGCAAACTGCAAGAGCTCTGATTTAAAGCTTGCCTTAGCGCTTATCGCCGACTTAGCTCACAGAGAAGGTACGGACTATCCTGAGTCAGAGATTTTTTACAACGTCGAATAGCCTCACTGCACCACTACATTGTGGTGCTGGTTACCTATCAATGCCTTAGAACCCTTTCCGGTACCCGAATTAGTCAATTCTAAAGATAATTTTGCTGCAAAATGGCGACTCATTTATACTTCTCCGATGTTTTTAGCTGGTGTAGTTTTGTTTGGATTTGATAAGGACTTTATGAAAGCGATAGATCTCTTCTGCGGCGCAGGTGGCCTAACAGTTGGCCTAAAAATGGCTGGCTTTGACGTTGTGTCAGCCGTCGAAAAGGAGCCTATTGTTTCTGAAACCTACACGCAGAATCACCCCGATGTATCTTTGCACACGGGAGACATCAGAGAACTTTCCCCAACAGGTATAATGTCCGATTTAGGGCTAAAACCAGGGCAATTAGAACTGCTTGCCGGTTGCCCTCCCTGCCAAGGCTTTTCAAGTCTGAGGACAAGAAATAAAAACTCATCAGTCAATGATGAGCGAAATGATTTAATTTTCTCATTTCTCGATTTTGTGAAATGTTTTCTGCCAAAAGTTGTAATGCTTGAGAACGTCCCAGCTTTAGCCAAGGACTATCGAATAAAAATTTTCTGTGATGAATTAATTGAATTAGGATATTTCATAAATTCAGATTCTGTAGCAATAGAAGATGCCTCTTTTTTTGGCGTACCTCAGAGAAGGCGGCGAATGGTAATGCTGGCATCCAGGTTAGGATACTTACCGAGAGCAGAAAAAAACAGTACAAAAGTGACTGTTAAGGATGCTATTGGAAATTTACCATTACCCCAGCATAGTGATGACTTTTTACATAACATAAAAGAAAATAGAACAGAAAAAGTCATGAATATTATAAGATTAGTGCCAAAAGATGGTGGCAGTCGAGCGGATTTGCCATATGAGTATTGGTTACCTTGCCACAAGAAATATCCCAATGGATTTAGGGATGTTTACGGTCGTATGAAGTGGGATGCAGTATCACCGACAATAACAAGCGGTTGTACCAACCCCTCAAAAGGAAGGTTCCTCCATCCCGTACAAGATAGAGCAATTACCCTTAGAGAGGCTGCTCTATTACAGACTTTCCCCAAGAACTATTACTTCCCAATCAAGTATGGCAAAGATAGAGCTGCGCTTATGATTGGCAACGCGCTACCACCAGAGTTTATCAAGCGCCATGCAGAAGTAATAAAAAAGCACCTTATTGAATTAGGATAATAGTATGGAAAACTCGTTATTTCTAAATTTCCACGGAAGAATCATTGATCATTTGGGTATTCAAATGTATCAAAGCCCTACAGCCGCTATTGCGGAAATGGTTTCTAACTCATGGGATGCAGATGCAACCGAAGTTAAAATAACACTCCCTACGCATGATAACTTCTCCATTACAATCCAAGATAATGGCATTGGCATGACACAAGAAGAATGCCAGAATAAATTCTTAACTGTGGGTTATGACAAGCGTAAAAGTAATGCAAAAACCCTTTCTCGAGATTTTAAACGTCCCTTAATGGGAAGGAAAGGTATCGGAAAATTTGCTGGCTTTGGCATTGCTTCCGTTATAACAGTTACAACAATCAGTAAAGACACTGGTGAGAAAACTTCGTTTGTACTCGATATTGATAAAATCCGTGACTCATCAAATGATGATTACATCAACACATCGAAGCTTAGCATTGATGTTATTGACAGAGTTGAACCCAACGAAGAATTAAAAAAAACACACGGTACAACTATCACCTTAACTGGCCTGAAAATACAACGTCTAATCTCAGCGGATTTTTTTGCAACATCTATGGCTCGCCGTTTCTCAGTAAATGCGGCTGCTGCAAATTTTTATGTTAGCGTCGATGAAAAGATAATCCCTACCGAAAATTTCCTTGTCCAATCAGAAATGTCCTTCCCCAAAGATTATAAACAAAATGAAAAACCCGAAGGATTGACCGAGGTAGATAAAGATGGATGGGGAACCGAAATGGTTGGAGACCATCAAATAAAATGGAGAGTATTCTTCTTAAATGAAACAATAAAAGAAGAAGAACTACAAGGAATCTCAATTTTCTCTCATGGGAAATTAGCACAAAGACCTTTCATGTTCAATTTAACTGGCGGACTCCCTAGTCAAAATGGGCCAGAATATATGACAGGCGCAGTATTGGCTGATTATCTTGACGAATTTGATGAAGACGTAATCTCAACTGAGCGCCAACGATTGAATTGGGGGCATCATCATTTAGCTACGCTTGAGGAATGGGGCAAAGCCCGCATTCGAAATTTGTTGAGGATATGGAAGGATCGTAGAGCGGAAGAAAAAACCAAGTTAATTGAAGATAAAGTTTCTGATTTTAGCTCGAGAATTGAAAAACTCGCGCCGAGCGAGAAGAAAACCATAATGACTGCCCTAAAAAAGCTAGCGAGCATCAATCAAATTAATGCGACGCAATTCAAAGAGTTAGGCAACTCCATCCTTACTGCATGGGAAGGTGGTCGCTTAAAAGAATTAATCCGACAGGTTGCTGAAGTTCCTGATATGGATAGTGACAAACTACTGTCCATGCTTATCGAAGCTAATACTATTCAAGCTTTACACACTGCGGAATCAGTCAAGGCAAAATTAGATACAATAATCGGCTTAGAAGCACGCATTAAAAACCGTGAATTAGAAAACGCTGTGCGCGATTATATTGCCAACAACCCTTGGCTTATATCTCCAAAATGGGAAACCTTTGCTAAAGAAAGAAACGTCGGTGATTTAGCTGCTGAGGCAGCAAAAGATTCTGGCCTTGATAAGGATGAGGATTTTAATGGGCGTGTTGATTTGGTTTTAGCCAGTGGAGAGCATTTACTCATCCTTGAGTTTATGCGCCCAGGATTAACCATCGATTTAGATCATTTGGTAAGATTTGAAACATACGTTGATACGTTCCGTGGCCATCTTGAAAGCTCGACAGGTTCTAGATTTAATACTGCAACTGGTTATCTGGTTGCCGATAAAATAGCCAAGAAAAATCCTGCATTCTTGAAAAAAGTCAAAAAACTCAAAGAGGATGGTCTCGAAACTCTTACATGGGGAGATCTACTTTCTGAGGCTAAGCGTCAGTGGCAAGAATTTTTAGATCACCTTGTCGAACGTTCACCTAACGATAAGCGAATCCATGCCCTGATTAACCCGGAAACGCTAAAAATTTCGGAAAGTGAAAAAGCTCAAGAGGCAACGCAACAAGTGCATTAAGTTGCATGCTAATGCATTTGAATTTCAGTAATAGAAATTTAAGGGCATGCCAGGAATGGGGCGCCTTTATACTATTAACGCAACTGCATTAAAACCACCCCATAAAGTGGGCAGGCGAGGCGGGGAAAGCATTGCGCGCTGGGGCGGGTATTTATTTATTTTTTTCGCGCCTGAGCGCGCCGCTGTTGCGCTGTCACGGCGTAAGGCATGGTGAGCGTGTCGGGAATGTTGCGCGGCGTGTGGCGTCTCTGAGGCTGTCAGGGCGGGGGCATGAAAAAGCCGCCCGCAGGCGGCTGTGATGGTTTACGCGTTATCGTCATCCAGGCTGTATTTTTCGAACCGGATGATCTCCTCGCCAGCCCATTCGTTGAGTTCAAGAAACCGCGATTGCAATGGCTTAAGTTCATTGCGCACAAACACCTTTGCCACCTTTTCAACGTCACCAATAGAGCCCGCCGTCTCGGGCTTGGCTCCCATCAACTGGAACGGGACGCGATGCGCGTCGAGCAGGTCAGCGGCGCTGACTTTCTTGATATTGAAAAAATCATCCTTGGTCGCCACTTCTGACAATGGCACAATTTTAATGCCGTCGGCCTTTCCGTTCGGCGCGTAGAAAAACAGGTTTTTAAAATTACCGAGCCCTTTCGAGTCGCGCATCGCCTTACGCAATGCTTCAACGTCAGTGCTACTTTGTGCGGCATCAGTCACGTACATGATATAGCCCGCATGTGCGCCGTTCTGGTAATACTTGCGGCGAAAAAGCGTTGCCGCCTCATTCAGCCAGGCCGAATTAAGTGCGCTGATATATTCCGGCATTCCGTAAAGCTCCTGGTTAATGTCAGGCTCCAGAAGGTGGAAGACCGAACCTGGTGCAAACGGGTGTGGCTGTGTAAAGTTCTGAATAAACCAGTAAGTGTCCTCCTCCACTCCCCGGCGTGTATATTTCGCCGGGGAGGTTTCATATTTAACCGGCCTGCCTGACAGGCTTAACCGCCTCTCAATAAACGCGTTACCGAAAACGATGTAATCCAGCGCAAAGCGGCTGAAATCCTGACGTGAAAGGCGTTCGTGCGGGACAAATGTCGATATCAGAATGTTGCGCTTAACGTATATCGGCGAGCTGTGGTGAACGGCGGCGCGCATGCTTTTCGCCAGCCCGGAGAAACTCAGCGGCGGCTCGTACCACTGGCCGTTATCAATGCATTCCACATAATCAAGAATTTCGCGTTTATCCAGCACCGGCACCGGTTCACCGAAGGTAAATGCCTCCATGCTTTGCGCGGGCGCGGCGGTATGCTGACGCGTCGCCGGAGGGGATTTGCGTTTTTTATTTTTACTCATCAGTTAAATTCCAGAATGGAGGAGGATGGCTGGCCGGTCGCGGCTGTCAGCGGTTCGTTAATCAGTACGTGCATGGTGGCCCAGGCTAAATCCGCATGGCTGGCTTCCTCGGTGCGGCTGGCCTCATAGGTGGCGCTGCGCCCGCTGCTGGTCATGGTTTTACGAATGGACATAAACGACTGTGTGATGTCGGTTGCGCCGACGTCGTATTCCAGGCATCCGCGCGTGATGGTGTCTTTCGCCTTGAGCACCATTGCGGTTTTCATTTCCGGCGTGTAGCGAATATCACGCGCTGCCGGGTAAAACGAGCGCACAAGCTGAAACACCCCCTGCCCAAGCCCGGTTGCGTCAATGCCGATGTATTCCACATTGTATTTTTGCGTGAGCGCGCGGATAGATTCTGCCTGTGTCGCGAAGTCCATCCCTTTCCACTGATGGCGCTCCAGAATGCGGAACTTGCCTCCGGCAACTACCGGCGGCGCGATAACCACACATCCGGCGCTGTCGCCACGGTGTGACGGGTCGTAACCAATCCACACCACGCGATGCCCGAATGGCCGGTCGGCGAACGGGGCGAAGTCTTCCCATTCCTCCATGCTGTCGACCATGCAGCGTTGCAGTTCCTCGAAAGGGAATACCGACGCTTTATCATCAACAAACTCGCACATAAACAGGTTGCGGAAATCATCAGCGCTGTTTTCACGGCGCAGTGCATCCAGGTCAAACAGCGTACAGCCACCGGCGAGCGCGTCCTCAATGGTGACAATCTGCCGCCATTGACCATCCGCGCACGCCACGCCGCGCGCTAACGCCGCATGGCTGATATCAATATCAACCCGCTCGCTGGCGATGGCGCGCCCCCGGTTAAACAGGTCGCCAGACCAGAACGGGTAAGCGCCGTGACCGAGTGATGAAGGAGTCGAAAAATAGGTTGTGCGCAGGTGTTTCTGTGACGCCATCCCGGATGCCACTTTGCGCAGTCTCTGAAAGTTGGGTATCCAGAAAATTTCATCGACATAGAGGTCGCCGTTATGGCTCTGTGCGGTGTTGGAATTAGTGCCGAGAAATAACAGCTCTGCACCGTTGTTACCGATGACAATCGGGTCACCGGTCAGGTCAACGTCAACCAGACGGGCAAAGGCGATGATGTATTTTCGGAATACATATGCCTGTGTTTTGGACGCGGATAAAAATATCTGGTTATGGCCGGTTTTCAGCGCGCGTAACAGCGCTTCGCGGGCAAAGTAAAATGTCGCACCAATCTGGCGCGATTTGAGAATGTGCCGGATACGGTGCTCAAGCCCGGCCTTATGCCATCCGAGCTGATAGGCGAAAGACTGGTCAAAGAAAATGTCCTCCAGCTTTTCGACAGCCTCCTCACTGAAAAAATTCTTTTTAAGCTTTTTGCGATCCCCTTTGTTGCGGTTGGCCACGTTCGGGTTGAGGTCGGCCTCGTTGCCCGTCTGGCCATAGCGGTTAATACGTGCAAAGCGTTCCATCTGGCGTGCCAGAAAATCGGCGACTTTGAAGTCGTGCGCGGTCATATCCGGTTTGGCGTAAAGCTGGATTAACCGTGCTTCTAACGTATTTTCCACACGGTTTAATGGCGCGGTTTCGTCCCAGCCATCGCGCTGTTTCCAGCTTTGCACCGTCGGGCGTTTGGTCTGCAACATTTCCGCGATTTGCGGCACGGAAAACCCCTGCCAGTAGAGCAGCGCCGCCTGGCGTCGCGGGTCATTTAAAAGAGTCGTGTCGGTGGTGATGGTCATGAATGCCTCGCCGTTGTTGATACATGGCAAGGCTACTTAAGCGGGAGCTGTGATTCGCTAACGTGCTGATGTGTGGGAAGTAAGCCATCCAGGATAGATAGCGGCTGAGCGTCTGAGCCGGGAAACTACCCCCTGACAAAAACGTGAATCCTTCACACTCAATCAGGACTCCTGACGATGGCAAAAAAAGTTTCAAAATTCTTTCGTATCGGCGTAGAGGGCGACACCTGTGATGGTCGTGTCATCAGCGCGTCGGATATTCAGGAAATGGCCGACAGCTTTGACCCGCGTGTCTATGGTTGCCGCATTAATCTCGAACATCTGCGCGGTCTTCTCCCGGATGGCGCTTTTGCCCGTTATGGCGACGTGGTGGAGCTCAAAGCGGAGAAAATCGAAGACGATTCCGCGCTTAACGGCAAGCTGGCACTGTTTGGCAAAATTGCCCCGCTCGACACGCTGGTTGATATGGTGGCGAAAGGCCAGAAAGTTTATACCTCAATGGAAATTCAGCCGAACTTTGCCAACAGCGGAAAATGCTATCTGGTTGGCCTGGCCGTCACTGATGACCCGGCGAGCCTCGGCACTGAATATCTGGAATTCTGTCGCACCGCGAAACACAACCCGCTCCAGCGCTTCAAGGCCAGCCCGGAAAATCTTTTCTCTGTTGCCACCCTGGCTGAACTGGAATTCGAAGACGCCCCCGAAACCCTGCTGAACAAGCTGACCGATTCGGTAAAAGCCATTTTCAGCCGTCGCCAGTCTTCTGATGATGCCCGTTTTAATGACGTCCACGAAGCCGTGACCACTATCGCCGAACGTGTGCAGACGAGCAGTGACACCGCTGAAACGCGTTTCGCCTCGCTGGAAGCCGACCTTGCCGCGCTAAAGCAAAACGTGACCGATGAGGCCACAAAAACAAGCGAACAGTTCAGCACGATCACTGCCACCCTGGACAAAACCCCCGGCCATACCCAGCCGCGCCGGAAACTGAGCACCGGCGGTGATGGTGCTGGTGCAACCCTGACCGACTGCTAACCGGCCTCCCCTTTTCAGAACAGGAATACAGACACAATGCGTAAAGAAACCCGTTTTAAATATAATGCGTACCTGAGCCGCCTTGCTGAGCTGAACGGCGTCGACGTTGAAGACCTCAGCAAAAAATTCAGCGTTGAGCCGTCGGTGACGCAAACGCTTTTTGACAAAATCCAGCAATCCTCATCTTTTCTCCAGCAAATTAATATGGTTGTGGTGCGTGAGCTGACCGAGGAAAAAGTCGGCATCGACGTTAATGGCACGATTGCCAGCACTGCCGACACGGCGAATGGGGTGGAGCGTAAGACCGCTGATTTTTCAAAAATGGATGCTTACCGCTATTTCTGCCATCCGGTGAATTTCGATTATCACCTCAGCTATAACAAGCTCGACCTGTGGGCGCGTTTTCAGGATTTTCAGATCCGTATCCGCAACGCCATCATCAAGCGTCAGGCGCTGGATTACATCACCATTGGCTTTAATGGTGTCAGCCGCGCAGCAACGTCTGACCGCAAGACCCATCCCCTGTTACAGGATGTGGCTGTCGGCTGGTTGCAGAAGTACCGCGAAGATGCGCCTGAGCGAGTCATGAGCAAGGTTGTTGATGATGACGGCAAGGTTATTTCTGAGAAGGTCACCGTCGGTAAAAAAGGCGCTTACAAAAATCTCGACGCGCTGGTTATGGATGCGCACGAATCACTGATTGCCGAAATTCACCGCGAAAACCCGGAAATGGTGGTGATTTGTGGTCGTCGTATCCTGACCGACAAATATTTCCCGATGATCAATAAATTCCAGGCTAACAGCGAACAACTGGCCGGAGAGCTGATTATCAGCCAGAAAACCATCGGTCAGTTACAGGCCGTGCGTGCGCCGTATTTCCCGGCCAACAGCATTTTCATTACCACGCTCGATAACCTGTCTATTTATCTGTACGAAGACGGGCACCGCCGCCACATCATCGAAAACCCGAAGCTCGACCAGGTGGAAAACTACGAGCAGGTAAAAGTGGATTTCGTGATTGAAGATTACGAAGCCGGTTGTCTGATTGAAAACATCGACATTCTGGAAGAAGCCGAAGGTGACACCCCGGAAGCGGATATCGCGAAAGTGTTTGCGGCTGAACTGGCCGAAGCCATGAAAACGCTGGCGGCGGGCTCCGCTTCTGTACAGGCCAGCACTGGCGAGGGAGCGTAACGGATGGCGAGCCCCGCACAGCGTCACGCGATGCGGGTCTCGGCCATGACGGCATCGCGGCGGGAAGATAACCCGCTGCGTCATGCCACCCCTTATGAGCAGATGCTCATCAAGCTGGCCGCAGACCGCAGAACGTTAAAAGAAATCCATTCAAAAGAGCGCAAGGCAGAAAAAAAGCGCGAACTGTTGCCGTTTTATCTGCCCTGGGTGACGGGTGTGCTGGAGAACGGCACCGGCACGCAGGATGTCATTTTAATGACGGTCATGCTGTGGCGTCTCGATGCTGGCGATATTCCCGGCGCACTGGACATTGCCCGCTACGCGCTGCGTTACAAACTTTCGATGCCGGAAAATCATCACCGCACCGCGCCTTATATGCTGGCCGAAGAGGTGGCGCTCGCCGCACTGCGAGCCCGTGATGCCGGTCAGCCGGTGGACGCGGCGATCCTTCTGGACACCATCAACCTGACGGGCACCGCCGATATGCCCGATGAGGTGCGCGCCCGACTGTATAAGGTCACCGGGCTGACACTGCGTGATGCCGGTCAGCTCACTGAGGCCATGACGCATCTGCAACGTGCGAACCAGCTCGACCGCAATGTCGGTGTGCGTAAGGACATTGAGCGCCTCACGCGCGAGCTGAATCCAAAGCCTGTTGCCGCAAAGTCCGCGTCAAAAACGCCCGCGAAAACCGCACAGCAGAAAAAAACAGTAACGCCGGTGAAACGCGGGCGGGGTCGCCCCCGCAAGGTCACCGGTTAAAAGAATGCGCCCCGCGCCAGGGCGGCACGCCGGTCAATGAAGGTGTTTCACCTTATCAGCGACCGGCGTCCACCGCCCACTTTTCAGAGGTAGTGATGACGACAGTGATTGTTAATAAAAGTGATGCAGCAACCCCGGCGGGCACGGTTGTTATTCCCGCGCCAGCGGGCGACGAACCGGTCATTAAAAACACGTTTTTCTTTCCCGATATCGACCCGAAGCGCGTGCGTGATCTTATGCGTCTTGAGCAGACCATCGCCCCGGCGCGTCTGCGCAATGCCATCAAAACCGGCATTGCTGAGACTAACGCAGAGCTTTACGAGTATCGCGACAGCCAGATTAAGGCGGGCTTTGCGCGACTGGTGGATGTTCCCTCGGATGAAATCGACGGCGAGAGTACGCGGGTTTTTCACTACGAGCGCGCCGTCTGCGCGATGGCAACCGCCACCCTGTATGAGCGTTATCGCGGGGTGGATGCGAGTGCCAAAGGCGACAAAAAAGCCGACAGCATTGATACCACGATTGATGAGCTGTGGCGGGATATGCGCTGGTCAGTGGCGCGTATTCAGGACAAGCCCCGCTGTATCGTGGGTCAAATCTGATGCGGGTTTATGCGCTCCAGGGCGACACCCTTGATGTTATATGCGCCCGGTATTACGGGCGTACTGAGGGGGTATTCGAAACGGTGCTCGCGGCTAATCCGGGGCTCGCTGAGCTGGGCGCGGTACTGCCTCACGGTGCTGCGGTGGAACTGCCCGAGATACAGACCGCCGCGGTACGGGAAACGGTGAATTTATGGGACTGAGCATGGAAAAAATCACCTCGTCACTGGCGTACTGGATAAGCGTCGCGCTCACCTTTTTTGGTGCGATGACCCCGCAGGACTTTGCCGCGTATTTCGGTGCGCTGGGCGTGGTGCTGACGGTCGGCGTTAACTGGTATTACCGGCGAAAAAGCTACGCGCTGTTAGCGCTCCAGCTTAAACAGAACCGTCTGACCGGGGAGGCAATGAGCAATGTCATCAATCGTTAAGCGTTGCAGTGTGGCCGTCGTGCTGGCGCTGGCAGCACTGGTGCCTGATTTTTCGTTACTCCATACCTCGCCGGATGGTCTTGCCCTGATTGCAGACCTTGAGGGGTGTCGTCTGCGCCCCTACCAGTGCAGCGCGGGTGTATGGACGACAGGCATCGGCCACACTGCCGGGGTCACACCGAAACGGGATATTACGGAGCGGGAAGCGGCGCAAAATCTGGTTGCCGACGTGCTGAATGTTGAGCGTCGTCTTGCGGTCTGTGCGCCGGTGGATATGCCGCCGCGCGTCTATGACGCCGTGATCAGTTTTGCCTTTAACGTCGGCACCGGCGCCGCGTGTAAGTCCACGCTGGTTTACTTCCTGAATCAGAAAAAATGGACACAGGCGTGTGACCAGCTTCCACGCTGGGTCTATATCGATGGCGTCAAAAATACCGGGCTCGAAAACCGGCGTCAGCGGGAGCGTGATTACTGTCTTAAGGGGGCGGAATGAAAACGTTAGTCGTGTTGCTGATTCTGGCTGTCGCTGGCCTGCTGTGGCTGCGTCACGAAAACAGCACCTTACAGGCGTCCTTTGAGAAAGCGAACCGCGTCGCCAGCGAACAAAAGGCACTGGCCGGCATGCTGAAAAATCAGCTCAGTGTTGCCACTGACCGGGCAGATAAAAACGAGCGGGCTCAGGTGGATATGCGCCGGAAACTGGACGCCGCCACGCAACGCGAAGCGGCGCGGGAAAAAACTATCACGAGGTTACTCAATGAAAATGAAGCCTTTCGCCGCTGGTATGGCGCTGACCTGCCTGATGCTGTGCGCCGGTTGCACCACCGCCCCGCCTGCGTCGACGCCGGTGATTGTTTACAACGGTTGCCCGAAAGTGAGCCTGTGCCCGATGCCGGGCAGCGACCCGCAGACGAACGGCGATCTGAGCGCTGATATTCGTCACCTTGAGCGCGCGCTGGAGAGTTGCGCGATACAGATTAAAACCGTCAAACAATGCCAGGATGATTTAGATGCTGAAACCCGACAGCCTGCGCAAAGCCCTCTGTAATGCGGTGCCGGAACTGCGCAAAAACCCCGAAATGCTGCGCCTGTTTATCGACAGCGGCAGCATTGGCGCAACGCTGGCCGCGTCGCTGTCCTTTGAAAAACGCTACACCCTCAACGTGGTAGTGACTGATTACACCGGCGATATTGATGTGTTACTGGTGCCGGTAATGGCCTGGCTGCGCGAATACCAGCCGGACATCATGACCACGGACGAGGGGCGGAAAAAGGGCTTTACGTGGATTGCCGATATCAACAACGACAGCAGCATCGATATCAGTATCAGCCTGTTACTGACTGAGCGAACGATGGTGAAAGAGGTTGGTACGGAACTGCATGTAACCACGCTCCCGGAGCCACCGCCGTCAGAGCCGGTAACCCGGCCACTGGCGATGTATGCCGGTAGTGAGCTGGTGAGTCAGTGGCATGAATGAATTTAAGCCCTTTGAGGACAAGCTCGCCGGGTTGCTTGCGGCACTTTCTCCCGCAGGCCGTCGCCGCCTGACGGTGGATATTGCGAAGAAACTGCGTCAGCGCCAGCAACAACGCATCAAATCGCAGAAAGACCCGAGTGGTGCGCCCTATGCGAAGCGAAAAAACCAACCGATACGCGGGAAGAAAGGCCGGATTAAGCGGGAAATGTTTGCGAAGCTACGCACAAACCGCTTTATGAAAGCGACGGGTAATGACAATGAGGCTGTGACTGAATTCACCGGCAAAGTTCAGCGCATTGCGCAGGTGCATCAGTACGGTCTTAAGGATGCGCCAGCGCGTAACCGGGTGGCCGTGCCGTATCCTGAGCGTCAGTTGCTGGGATTTTCTGCTGACGATTCGCGACTCATTGAACGCCTGATTATTGAACATCTTGCCGAAAAATAGCTGTGCCATTTCTGACATAACCGCTTCAAATTGCTGCCGGAGTCGTCCGGCGGCATCCTGACAAACATGAAAACACTCGCAACCCTGAATGAACTTGCCCGCGCTATCCGCAATCTGGTACGCACTGGCGTCGTGGTCGAAACCGATCTCGATACCGGTCGCTGCCGTGTGCAGACCGGCGGCATTTTTACCGACTGGCTCCAGTGGCTGACCCAGCGCGCCGGACGTTCGCGCACATGGTGGGCTCCCTCTGTTGGTGAGCAGGTGCTCATTCTGGCCGTCGGCGGCGAGCTCGATACCGCGTTTGTACTCCCTGGCATTTTCTCTGATGACCATCCCGCCCCGTCAGCCTCGGCGGATGCGTGGCATATGGCCTTCCCTGACGGTGCCGTTATTGAGTATGAGCCGGAAACCAGCACGCTGAGTGTCAGCGGCATCAAAACCGCTGACGTAACAGCATCGGAATCCGTCACGGTTACGGTGCCGGTAGTTATGGTCAGGGCATCCTCAAAAATCACTCTGGACACCCCGGAAGTGGTTTGCACCAACAAGCTTATCACCGGGACGCTGGAAGTGCAGAAAGGCGGCACTATGCGCGGCAACATCGCGCACACCGGCGGCACATTTACATCGAACGGCGTGCAGGTCGATGACCATGATCACGGCGGCGTGCAAAGGGGCGGGAGCTGGACGGAGGGCACCAAATGACAGCACGCTATATCGGTATGAGCCGCAGTACTGGCAAGGCAATCACCGACGCGGAACACATCAGCCAGAGCGTGAGTGACATTCTGCGCACGCCGGTGGGGTCGCGCGTGATGCGCCGAGAATACGGCTCGTTACTGTCGGCGATGATTGACCAGCCACAGACGCCCGCGCTGGAACTGCAAATCAGAGTTGCCTGTTATATGGCGGTGCTGAAATGGGAGCCACGGATCACCCTCAGCACCGTGACCACGGAGCGCTATTTCGATGGCCGCATGGTGGTCAGCATGACCGGTGAGATAGCCAGCACCGGCGAACCTCTTTCGTTAACCCTTCCCGTGAGTTGAAAGCATGCCGATTGTTGACCTGAGCCAGCTCCCCGCCCCGGATGTGGTCGAGGAACTTGATTACGAAAGTATTCTTACCGAGCGTAAAGCAACGCTGGTTTCGTTGTTCCCGGAGGAACAACAGGACGCCGTTGCCCGCACGCTGGCACTGGAGTCCGAGCCGCTGACAAAATTTCTGGAGGAAAACGCCTACCGGGAGGTTATCTGGCGTCAGCGGGTTAACGAAGCTGCGCGTGCGGTCATGCTGGCAAGTGCGACCGCGGCAGATCTCGATGTTATCGCCGCGAATAACAACACTGAACGGCTGACCGTCATACCCGCAGACGATACCGCCGTCCCGCCAGTATCCGCCGTCATGGAGTCTGACTCTGACTTACGGTTACGTGCGCAACAGGCATTTGAAGGGCTGAGTGTGGCCGGGCCGGTGGGGGCTTACGAGTACCACGGACGCAGCGCCGACGGACGGGTCGCAGATATTTCTGTCGTGAGTCCGTCACCGGCCTGCGTGACCATCACCGTGTTAGCCCGCGAGGGTGACGGCACGGCGGGCACTGATTTACTGGCCGTGGTGGAAAAGGCGCTGAACGCGGAGGATGTGCGCCCGGTGGGTGACCGTGTGACGGTGCAGGCGGCGGAGATTGTGCCGTATCAGGTTGCCGCCACACTGTATTTTTACCCCGGCCCCGAAGCAGAACCCATCCGCGCCACGGCTGAGCAGAAACTGACAGCCTATATCACCGCACAGCACCGGCTTGGTCGTGACGTTCGCAGGTCTGCCATTTATGCCGCGCTGCATGTTGAAGGTGTCCAGCGCGTGGAGCTGAGTACACCGCAAAGCGACATGGTACTCGGTAAACACCAGGCGTCGTACTGCACGGAATACAGCATCACCGACGGGGGCACCGATGAATAGTGATCGCCTGTTGCCCGCGGGCTCGTCACCGCTGGAGGTGGCCGCCACACAGGTAGCGGCCGAAATCAGCCGTGTACCGGTGCCACTGCGCACGCTATGGGACTGGCGTACCTGTCCGGTCAACCTGTTGCCGTATCTGGCGTGGGCATTATCAGTTGACCGCTGGGATTTTAACTGGCCGGAAGCCACGAAGCGCAGCGTTATCGCTGCCGCGTTTTACGTTCATCAGCACAAGGGCACCATCAGCGCATTGCGCCGGGTCGTGGAGCCTCTCGGCTTTCTGATTGAGGTGAAAGAGTGGTGGGAGCTTAACGAGGAACCCGGCACATTCCGCCTGGTTGTCGGTGTGCTCGACAGCGGAATTACCGATGAAATGTATCAGGAGCTTGAGCGCCTTATTGAGGATGCAAAACCGGCAAGCCGTCACCTGACCGGGCTGGCTATCAGCCTGAGCACCACTGGCAACCTTTTTGCCGGTGTGGGCTGCTTCGACGGTGATGCACTCACCGTTTACCCCTATACCCCTGAGGAAATTATTGTCGGCGGTGACTATTACATAACCCCGGCTATCCATTTGATTGATAACCTGAGAGTGAACGCATGACCGCAAAATATTTTGCCATTCTGACCAGCCAGGGCGCGGCAAGGCTGGCTAACGCGACGGCACTCGGCACCAAACTTAATCTGACACAGATGGCCGTTGGTGATGCGAATGGTGCCCTGCCGACGCCTGACCCGGCACAAACGAAGCTTATCAACCAGAAGCGCATCGCGCCGCTGAACCTGCTGACCATTGACCCGGCCAATACCAGCCAGATTATTGCGGAGCAAATTATTCCCGAAAATGAGGGGGGTTTCTGGATCCGTGAAATTGGTCTTTATGACGACGCCGGTGTACTCATTGCCGTGGCGAACTGCCCGGAGACCTATAAGCCTCAGCTCCAGGAGGGAAGCGGCCGCACCCAGACTATCCGCATGATTCTGATTGTGTCAGGCACGTCGGCTATCACCCTGAAAATCGACCCGTCTGTCGTGCTGGCAACGCGGCAGTATGTCGATGATAAGCTGATTGAGGTGAAAGCCTATGCCGACAACCTGATGAAACAGCATGTTGCCGATAAAGACCCGCACAAACAGTATGCAATGGCCGACGTGATGGCCGCCGCGTTGAAGGATAAACAGCCACTGGATAAAACGCTGACTGAACTGTCAGGGAAAAATGTCGCCGCGCTTCTCGAATACCTTGGTTTGGGAGCAATAGCAGGGCTGGGCACACCAACTGGCTCGCTGGCCAGCGGGATTATCCGTATCCCCATGTATAACGGGAGTACGGTCGAAACACTGATTTTGCAATGGATGGCAGCGCCTGCGCTGGCGGCCGGAGGTAACGCTACGATTACATTCCCTACAGCATTCCCAGGCGCGCTACGTTCTCTCATGGCGACGGGCGGCGCGACCGCTGCGGGCGTACCTGGGATAAACACTTATTCAATCGGCGCGACGTCTTGCCGAATTTATAACCAATCCACGTCTGTATCAACGCAGGCAGGTGCAATATGGGCGCTGGGGAGCTAACAGATGGAAGTCGAAAATAAAAACTGGGCATTCAGCCCGTCTAACACCGCGTTTTATTCGTACACGCTGAAAGACCTTTTTGACGCCGCCGGAACATGGCCCACTGATGCCGTGGATATTACTGATGACGTCAGGGATCAATTTCGGGTTTCGCCTACCGGAAAAGTTTTTGGCGCGGTCGATGGGCTACCTGCCTGGGTTGATGCACCACCACCAACACATGAAGAGGCCGTGACCACTGCCGATAATATCCGCGCAGCCCTGCGCGCTACAGCGGATTCGGCAATTGCGCCACTACAGGACGCCACGGATCTCGGAATAGCCACGGCGGCAGAAGCGACAGCGCTAGCCGACTGGAAAAAATACCGGGTACTGTTGATGCGCATCGACACATCGACAGCCCCCGGCATTGAGTGGCCTCCTGTGCCATCTGTTGTACCAGCCCATGACCAACCCCAATAAATAGCCCGCGTCACGCGCTGCCCTGAAAATACACTCACCCCAACACCACGGAGTTAAACGGATGAGTGATTTTCATCATGGCGTGCAGGTCGTCGAGATTAACGACGGCACGCGCGTTATTTCCACGGTCTCAACAGCGATTGTCGGTATGGTCTGTACCGCCAGTGATGCCGATGCGGCGACCTTTCCCCTTAACGAGCCGGTGCTCATTACCAATGTTCAGAACGCGATCGCTAAAGCCGGTAAAAAAGGCTCGCTGGCGGCGTCCTTACAGGCCATCGCTGACCAGGCAAAACCGGTCATTGTCGTTGTCCGTGTTGCGGAGGGCACCGGCGATGATGATGCGGCACTCGCGCAGACGGTTACCAACATCATCGGCACCACCGATGAAAGCGGTAAATACACCGGTCTTAAGGCACTGCTCACCGCCGAAGCGGTCACCGGCGTAAAGCCGCGCATTCTCGGTGTGCCGGGCTTCGATACGCTGGAAGTGGCGACCGCGCTTGCGCCTATTTGCCAGAAGCTGCGCGCCTTTGGCTATGTCAGTGCGTGGGGCTGTAAGACCGTATCCGATGCCATCAAATACCGGGACAATTTCAGCCAGCGCGAGCTGATGGTTATCTGGCCGGATTTTCTCGCCTGGGACACCGTGAGCAATGCGACCGCCACGGCTTACGCCACCGCCCGTGCGCTCGGTCTTCGCGCGTACATTGACCAGTCTGTCGGCTGGCACAAAACCCTGTCTAACGTCGGCGTGAACGGCGTCACCGGCATCAGCGCGTCGGTATTCTGGGATTTGCAGGAATCCGGCACTGATGCCGACCTGCTGAACCAGGCGGGTGTTACCACGCTTATCCGCAAAGATGGTTTTCGTTTCTGGGGGAACCGCACCTGTTCCGATGACCCGCTTTTCCTGTTTGAGAACTACACCCGCACCGCGCAGGTTATCGCTGACACGATGGCGGCGGCGCATATGTGGGCGGTCGACAAGCCCATCACCGCAACATTAATCCGCGACATCGTGGATGGCATCAATGCCAAATTCCGCGAACTCAAGACCAACGGTTATATCGTGGATGCGAGCTGCTGGTTTGATGAGGAGGCCAACGATAAGGAAACGCTCAAAGCCGGCAAACTCTATATCGACTACGACTATACGCCGGTGCCCCCGCTGGAAAACCTCACCTTACGCCAGCGCATCACCGACAAGTACCTCGCCACTCTGGTGACAGCGGTCAACAGCAACTAAGGAGTCTGACACATGGCAATGCCGCGCAAACTGAAACATATGAACGTCTTCCTGAATGGCTACAGCTATCAGGGGGTGGCGAAGTCCATCACGTTACCGAAGCTGACCCGTAAGCTGGAGAACTGGCGCGGAGCAGGGATGAGCGGCAGTGCGCCGGTTGACCTCGGTCTGGATGATGATGCCCTGTCAATGGAATGGTCACTCGGCGGCTTCCCGGATTCCGTTATCTGGGAGCTGTACGGCGCGACCAGCGTTGATGCGGTGCCGGTACGTTTTGCCGGTTCCTACCAGCGCGACGACACCGGCGAAACAGTCGCCGTCGAAGTGGTCATGCGTGGTCGCCAGAAAGAAATCGACACCGGCGAGAGCAAGATGGGCGAAGACACTGAGTCCAAAATTTCGGTCGTGTGTACCTATTTTAAGCTGACGATGGACGGTAAAGAGCTGGTCGAAATCGACACCATCAACATGATTGAAAAGGTGAACGGCACCGACCGGCTGGAGCAGCATCGCCGCAATATCGGCCTGTAATTTTTGCCCGGTGAGCGGTGCCAGCCGGGTTATCTGATAACGAAATTAAACGAGAAAAATCATGACTAAAGAAAACGTTGTTACCCTGGAAAATCCCATCAAACGTGGCGAGCAGGTTGTTAGCGCCATTACGCTGATTAAGCCTAACGCGGGCACGCTACGCGGCGTCAGTCTGGCGGCGGTCGCTAACTCTGAGGTCGACGCGCTGATTAAAGTGCTGCCACGTATGACCGCCCCGATGTTGACCGAGCAGGAAGTTGCCGCACTGGAGCTGCCTGATCTGGTTGCACTGGCCGGGAAGGTGGTCGGTTTTTTGTCGCCGAATTCGGCACGATAACCTTCCCGAAAAAACTCTCGGTCGATGACCTGATGGCGGATATTGCAGTGATCTTCCACTGGCCGCCATCAGAGCTCTTTCCCCTGAGCCTGACCGAACTCATCACATGGCGCGAAAAAGCGCTACAGCGAAGCGGAAACACGAATGAGTGATGTGAAATTACAGGTATTGCTCAAAGCGGTTGACCAGGCGACACGTCCGTTACGATCCATTGATAAGGCCAGCAAGGAGCTGGCCGGGGGTATTCGGGCAACGCAGACCTCATTGCGCGAGCTCAACAGCCAGGCATCAAAGATAGAGGGTTTTCGCAAGACCAGCGCACAGCTTGCCGTTACCGGCCAGTCGTTGCAAAAGGCCAAACAAGAGGCCGCCGCACTGGCTATGCAGTTCAGAAACACAGAACAGCCCACACGTGCGCAGGCGGCAGCAATGGAGGCAGCACGTAAAAGCGCCGCCGCGCTCCAGCTCAAACACAACAGTCTGCGCGAAGCGGTGCAACGCCAGCGGCAGGAGCTCAGCCAGGCCGGAATCAATACCCGCACGCTGGCCGCTGATGAGCGTCGCCTGCGCGGCACAATCAGTGAGACAACATCGCAACTTGACCGGCAGCGGGCAGCACTGGCGAGGGTCAGCGCACAACACGAAAAGCTGACCCGCGTCAGGCAGCGTTATCAGGCAGGAAAAGAGCTGGCCGGGAGCACTGCGGCGGTGGGGGCTGCTGGCGTAGGAATGGCGACAACGGCCACACTGGCGGGTGTTGCGTTATTAAAGCCCGGTTATGAGTTTGCGCAAAAAAACGCTGAATTACAGGCCGTGCTCGGCGTAGCCAAAGACTCAGCAGAGATGACGGCGTTACGAAAACAGGCTCGCCAGCTCGGTGATAACACCGCCGCCTCGGCTGATGATGCAGCCGGTGCGCAAATCGTTATTGCCAAAGCGGGTGGCGATGCAGCCGCCATTCAGGCCGCCACGCCCGTCACGCTGAATATGGCACTGGCAAACCGGCAAACGATGGAGGAGAACGCGAAGTTACTGCTGGGTACAAAAAGCGCCTTTCAGCTATCCAATGACAAAGTCGGGCATATTGGCGATGTCCTGTCAGCAACGATGAACAAGTCGGCGGCTGATTTTCAGGGATTAAGTGATGCCATGACCTATCTTGCCCCGGTTGCCCGCGCGGCTGGTGTAAGTCTCGAAGAGGCCGCCGCAATGACCGGCGTTCTTCATGACAACAACATCACCGGGTCGATGGCCGGTACGGGGAGTGCTGCAATAGTGACCCGCCTCCAGGCTCCGACTGGTGAGGCGTTCCGCGCGATTAAAGAGCTGGGTGTTAAAACATCAGACAGTAAAGGCAATATGCGGCCTGTCTTCACCATTCTGAAAGAGATTAACGCCAGTTTCTCTAAGCATAAGCTGGGTAACGCCCAGCAGGGTGAATATCTGAAAACTATCTTTGGCGAGGAGGCGCTTAAATCAGCTAACGCCCTGCTACAGGGGGCGTCATCTGGCAGACTCGATAAACTGACGGCGGCGTTAAAAGCGTCAGACGGCAAGACCGAAGAACTGGTAAAAGTCATGCAGGACAACCTCGGCGGTGACTTTAAAGAGTTTCAGTCGGCTTACGAGGCCGTTGGAACAGACCTGTTTGACCAGCAGGAGTCTTCCCTTCGCAAACTGGTTCAGACGGCGACAGGCTATGTGCTGCAACTCGATGGCTGGATTAAGAAAAATCAGGGGCTGGCGCAAACCCTTGGCGTACTCGTCGGGGTGGCAACAGGTGTTATTGCGGTTATCGGTGCGATTGGCCTGGTTGCGTTCCCGGTCATGATGGGGATTAACGCGATTATTGCCGCAGCCGGTGTGCTGGGGACGGCATTCAGTGTGGCAGGCGGTGCAATCGTGACAGCACTCGGTGCGCTGACTCTGCCGATTGTCGCGGTGGGCGCTGCTGTCGTCGCCGGTGCACTGCTTATCCGCAAATACTGGGAACCCGTCAGCGCCTTTTTCAGTGGTGTGATTGAGGGACTGACAGCGGCGTTTGCGCCGGTGGGTGAAATGTTCTCCCCTCTTAAGCCGATGTTTGACTGGCTGGGTGAGAAATTAAAGGCGGCGTGGGACTGGTTCAGGAGTCTGCTGGAGCCGGTGAAGTCTTCGCAGGAGCAACTCAACTCATGTAAAGACGCGGGTATCGCGTTTGGTCAGGCGCTGGCCGATGCGCTCATGTTGCCGCTGACCGCATTCAATAAACTGCGGGCGGGTATTGACTGGGTACTGGAAAAACTCGGCGTGATTAACAAGGCATCGGGCGACCTCGATAAAACGGCGGAAAAAGCCGATGCCGCGAAAAATGGTGCGATGCAAAACCCGGCGATCAGTAATGGTGCGTATATCCCTGCAACAAGCACTTTCGGGGTCTATCAGGCGTATCAGCCGGTAACCGCCCCCGGAGCGGGTAATGCGTACACCGACAACCGGCAAAGCCATTACAACATCACGTTGCAGAGCGGCGGCGCACCGGGCGGTGAGCTTGGAAATCAGTTGCGGGATGCTGTTGAACGCGCTGACAGGGAAAAACGCGCCCGCGAACGTGCCGACATGAGAACTGACGGATAAGGGGAGCATTATGCTACTTGCGCTTGGTTTGTTTGTGTTTATGCGTCAGACGCTGCCTTTTCAGAGCATGCAGCGTGACGCGGAATATCGCTGGCCGTCAAATGCCCGTGTGGGTAAGCGAGACGCTTTTCAGTTTCTTGGGGTGGGTGAGGAGAAAATCACGCTCAGCGGGGAGCTTTACCCGGAACTGACTGGCGGGCATCTCTCCTTAACCGCGCTCCGGCTGATGGCTGAGGGCGGCAAGGCATGGCCGTTACTTTCCGGTGCGGGAATGATTTACGGCATGTTCGTTATCAACAGCATCAGCGATACCGGCACCGTATTTTTTTCTGATGGCTCTCCGCGAAAAATCAGTTTTACGCTGACATTAACGCGGGTCGATGAGTCGCTGGCGGCGGTATATGGCGATCTGGGTGAACAGGCTGAAACACTCGTCGGAAACGCGAAAGACTCAGCAATGAAATTAACGTCGACTCTGGGGTTATGATGTCAGAGATACTCTATAGCAAGGCGGGGAGCGCACTGGCACCCGATTTTATGCTGATGCTCGAAAGCAGGGATATTACCGGCAACATCAGTAACAGGCTGATACAGCTCACAATGACGGATAACCGGGGCTTTGAGGCTGACCAGCTTGACATTGAACTGGATGACAGCGACGGGCTTGTACAGTTGCCGGTACGCGGCGCGGTTCTGACTCTGTTTCTGGGCTGGAAAGATTCCGCACTTGTAGGCAAAGGAAGTTTTACTGTTGATGAAGTTGAGCACCGAGGGGCGCCTGACACTGTCACCATTCGCGCCCGTAGCGCCGATTTTCGCGGGTCGCTGAACTCACGGCGCGAAGAGTCATGGCATGATAAAACGCTGGGTCAAATTGTTGAGTCCATCGCGACGCGCAATAAATTAACCGCTGCTGTTGCGCCTGAGCTGGCAAAAATTCCAGTACCGCATATCGACCAGGCTCAGGAATCAGACGCCAAATTTCTGACGCGGCTGGCTGACCGGAACGGCGGTGAGGTCTCCGTAAAGGCGGGCAAGTTGCTGTTCCTGAAACCGGGTAATGCGGTCAGTGCCAGTGGCAAGAAGATTCCGCAGGTGACGATCATCCGCAGTGATGGTGACCGGCATCAGTTTTCGATTGCCGACAGGGGCGCTTATACCGGTGTCACGGCTCAGTGGCTTCATACCAAAGAGCCAAAAACGAAGAAAGTGAAGGTCAAACGTAAGCCCAAAGAGCAGCACCTGCGAGCATTGCAGCACCCCAAAGCAAAAGCCACTAAAAAGAAGGAAGTTAAAACACCTGAAGCGCACGAGGGTGAATACATGGCCGGTGAAGCGGATAACGTCTTTGCGTTAACCACGATTTATTCAACAAAAGCCCAGGCGATGCGGGCGGCTAAAGCAAAGTGGGACAAACTGCAACGCGGTGTGGCTGAATTTTCTATCAGCCTGGCGATTGGCCGTGCCGAGCTATACCCGGAGACGCCGGTCGCGGTTTCGGGCTTCAAGCGCATTATAGATGAGCAGGCGTGGATTATTACCAAAGTGACTCATGCGCTCAGCAATAACGGCTATACCACGGCGTTAGAGCTGGAGGTGAAACTCTCTGATGTCGAATACGAGGCGAGTGATGAAAGTCACGCTGATGAGGATGAGGATGAGGATGAGGATGAGGATGAATAA